GACTAGCATTCAGAATAGCAGGTGTCTGAGTTGCTGTGCCTGTGGACAAAGCCATCTTTGTAAGAAAGGCTGTATATCCTGCGGGAACTGTCCAAAGACCCATTAATGTTTGGTTATCACCATCCCCATTTATGGTCAGGTAAATATTAGCTGGAACTCCAGCGGTCACTGTGCCTGTTCCTGTGTAAATTGTGCCAGCATTTGCGCCACCACTACCCGCACTACGAACAATGCCGCGATTTATCCGTAAGTAAGATTTTGTGGTGTTAACAGCAGTTTGCCCATTTAATGTGACAACTTCGTTTATTTCGTTGTAATCAGCATCTAGACCAAAAATTTCAACCGTTCTTGCACCAGTCCCTGCGGAAGTGTCGTTAGCCGAACTGCTTGATACAGTCATCACTGTGGCTGATGGGGGGTAAGAATACAAACCACCTTGTTCCCAGATGGTTTCTTTTGTGCTTCCAACATCGCTGTTGTAACCGAACTTGAAGACAGTTTTGTGCCAAGGTATTTGGCCACGCGAAACTTGTAGCTCGAATGGCTCAGTAGTTCCAACTCTACTAATCGAAGATATCTGAGCCATCTTTGCTCCTAGCTATAGAAGATTGTCATAGCGGTGACATTGGTTGCCGTTCCAACGTAGATGTCACTTGTGAACAAAAGACCGTTGTCTGGGATGTTCACAGAGTGAGAGTCTGACGCTAGAAAGTCGAGATCCAAGATCGTTGAACCGCCATTCCCATCAGTTAATGTCAAGCGCCCAGCGCCAGCACCAGTAAGAACCTGTATCTGACGAAGTCTAGCGCGGCCAACAGACGCCCCACCAGTTCCTGTAAGGCGTTTGGCTTTTACGTCTGAATTAGACATTAGCTATCCTTTTTCTTTGGTGGACGGCCACGCTTCTTTTTAACAGGTTTTTCTTCCCATGCCTCATTTACATCAGGTGTGGAAGGGTCATCTGCTTTGAGCGTACCATCATCGTTACGCGCACGAACTTTTTCAACGCCGATACCGCGACGTGCAAGCTCTTCTGCGCTTGGTGCTTTGAACCTACTCATGCGTCACCTATGATGCCGCGATGGTTGCGCCTGTATCTGAACGCTTCCAATCAGTTCCGTTAGAGAACGCTAGGATTGCTGAACCAGCAGCACCGTCTGAAACGTAAACAAGTGTACCAGCGCCAGCATCTGAAGCTGATGGTGCAGTTGCAACTGTGTATGTTGGAACTTTGATGTCCCCGACAAAACCATTTGTGGATGTCACTGGACCTGTAAAGGTAGTTGAAGCCATATTAATACCCCTTGCACAAGGTTTCGCCATGCAGTCTGTGCAACGTCAGGTGGGGCGTGATCCTGTCTGCAAGGCTAATGTTGCCCCACGCGCAGAATAGCACATTCGGTTTAAAAAGAAAGAGGCGACTTTCGCCGCCTCTGTTTAGATTAAAAATACCCTCTGACACTATCTGGTAGATCTTCTAAATGAATGCTCCCCCGATAAAGCGCTTCAGCATATGGTGCGATCTCTTCACGTTCATAACGCTGCCACGCTTCTGAACCATACATTGGTTCAGTTTCACCCCAATGCGCCAAGTCCAATGCTCCCCCAGCATTTAAGTGATTTTCCATACGCTCTAGCATTTTTTCGACGCGCTCTCTAGCCTCATGATGGCCAACTTTATTTGATTGAAGTGACCAATTATGCGCCCACTGATTACCTTTATGATCTGCAACCATAATGTAATAGCTTGTTGCGATGTTGTCTGCTGGCTCTTCTGCCCAAGGGTTGTTGTACTCAAAATCCCACTGAGACATATAGATGAATGCTACTTGTTCTTTTTTCATTTCTTTCTTCCTTTCTCTTACAAGACACAGATATGCACTGCCTAGTATTTTACAAGGGTAAAAAGAAAAAAAATAATTTATCGTTTATTTACAAAAGGAAAGGGGCAGCTTTCGCCACCCCAGTCCAAACCAACGAGGAGTTGATTTATTATGCTGCGCCTTCTGTACCGAAAACACCGCGCCAGTCAGTGAAGCCGAATGAGTAACGCTCACGCACTTTGTAGCGCACGTTACCTGTTTCGAAGTCACCTTCCATTCCCTTTTTCATTGGGGAACGCTGGAACATTTTCAGTCCATCAGGAACATCAGTTGTCACGAAGAACGCATCGCTGTCTGTTAGACGACGCATCACATGATATCCTTTTGGCAGATAACCGCCAGAACGGATAGCGTTGATGTCGTTGTCAGCAGTACCTGTGCGTAGCTGTGACTCTAGCAGACGTTCTGCAACGAAGGTGTAAGCTGTTGGGATAACCAACATCTGACCTTGTGCAGCAATCCGAAGACCACGATCATCTTTCATATCCGCGATTTGGATAAGAATAGCTTCAAGTGATGTTTCAGAAAGGTCGGCAGGGGTCGCAAGTGTATTCGACTGGTTGCCGTTCTGCGTTGGGTGAGATGCGCTTAGTAGCGGTACACCGTCACCACCGTTTGTGCTTGTCGCGTTGTTCAAGACGTTTGCCGCTTTGATCTCTTTAGTAGAGGCCATAGAACGTGCAAGTGCCTTTGTGTAGCGCGAAGCAATTGAGCCATACTGGCCGTCTTCTTCAGCTTCTTCAGTGATTGAGAAAGCCAAAGCAATTGTTTCGTGCTGGTAACGCGCAGTCCACTGTTGAGAAGCCGCATCATAGCTGATCGCTGCGCCTTCACCTTTTGTTGGAGCATTTCCAAACCCGGATAAAAGCACGTCTTCCTCAAATGCCTTCTGAGAAGTATTTGATTCAAACACAGCTTCGTATTCGGCTGGATAGCTGTCATATTCGAGTCCAAAAAGAGTATTCAGACCCGGCTCAAGCATTTTAGCAAAGGATGCTCTATTCATTGCCATTGTTCATACCCTCCTTAAATACCAGCACTGTCTTTCAGGACATGCTCGTTGACAAGCACTTCCATGACTGCATTCGCACCAAACGCATTGTCTGGTGAGTCATACAACGCAATGATTTTACATTGTGCTGCTGTCGCTGCCATAGTTCCTGAAATTTCAAAGCCAGAACGACCAGTTGTTGTTGAGCCAGCGCCAGCAACAATATCAGCACAGTTGCCGATATTTGTTTGCGCGGGTGACCCAGCAGACTGGACCTTAAACACAATATACGGATCATCGTATACATATGCGACGATGTCTGTAGCTGTAGTGCCTGACGGCCAATACTCGCTATAAACATAAGAACCGTCACTTGCAGTGTATGAAACCCCTGCAAACACACCCAACTGATTTGTCTCAGTAGCACCCGCTGGAGTAATAACGCCATCCGCTGTTAGGATGACCATATCTCCGCTGAAGATGTTCTCAGCTAGACCAGAAGTAATGGTGTATTTGTTTGTACGAGGTGCATTACCGCTCATGTGACGAACTGGCACAAAGCCAAAGGCTGCATCTACATTAGCCATTTATTCGCTCCTTTTAGCGTTACTTAATCACTAGCAGCAGATAAGGATCTGCCACGACTCGTTTCGGACTTCCGCTCTTGGTAGATTGGTTGCCCACTACGCCGTCCCAACGCTTCAAGTTCACCGACAACCGATTCGTTCTGCTCTTCATTCTTACCTGAGTAATAGTCTTTCATTGCTTGATGACGTTCTTCAGGCATTTCACAAAGAAGCATTCCTTCGATGCCGATACAACCTTCCCACTGGCCATGATTAATAGTCGGAAACAACGTACTCTTCACAGTATCAGCGGAGCGTGGTTCCCAGCCTTCGCGCATACGTTTATACACGTTGTCTGGGGTGTCTTTACCCTGAATCGAGGTAGCTACCCACCTTTGGACATAACCGGGACGAGCTTCTGGCGCGTCCAAAAGTGCTGGTGGTTTCCAAGCCGTTTCACGACGAGCTTCCTCATCACGGATGGAATTACGAGTTTGGCTTGCACGAACATTTCTTTTCTCAGACATTATTGGCTCCTTTGCTGACGCCGAATTTCGGCTTCATACTTTTTAAGACTCTTTTCATCATTGATGCCAAGTTCTCTCGCCATCCTAAGTTGTTCTTGCGTCATCCGCACTCTATTGCCCTTGTAGTTGGAAGAACCGCCTGTAGTGGGGGCGACTGGTTGTCTACTTTTTGTTCTTGCCTTACTAGGACTTGCCCCTGAAGATAACTCAGGAAACATTTTTTGTAAACGGCTGTTCAAAGTTTGATAATATTCGTCAGAATTTTTATCAAAACCTTCGAGGTCAAGCTGCACGTCAATTGATCGTGCTGCTGCCGTTTCGCGTTCAAAGCCGGGTGCGTTAAACCAGTTGTTAGCTTGCCACCATTGCATAGCTTTGGGTGGAGCTGGGTTCTGTGCTGCTTGTTGTGCGCGACCTACTGTTGGTGACGCTGCTGCACGTTGCTGGTTTTGCTGGCGTTGCATTTCAGCAATACGCATAGCCGCTCTCATGTCGGCTAATTGCTCTTGGAAGCTGACTTGCGCCTCAGTGTCACCCTCTTCCACAGCCTTGGTTAAGGCTTGGCGTGTCTGATTGTAACGCTGATGGAATGCTTCCTCTGCTGTTTTCTGAGATCCACGCTCAAGACGTTCAAGACGCTGCTGTAGCTGTGCGTTTTGCTCTTGAATTTGACGCGCTTGGACTTCTGCATCACGACGCTGCTGTACAAGCTTCTGAATGCGCTTCTGGACCTTTGGTCCGTAATCATCTTCGGCTTGCTCTTGAGCTTTGTTCTCTTCAGCTACGTCTTTTGCTTCTTCCTTGGCTTCTTGTACTGGATCATCTGTGATTTCGATCTGGAAATCTTCAGGCTCACCTTTGGCCTTTTTGATCTCCGCTTCGATCTCTTGTAAAATCTCTTTTTCTGCCATGATCTTATCCTAGATATGCGGTTACTTCGACGCCGTCTGGTAAGATCGATGTGATTTCATCATCATTTAGAAGAAGAAACTTTACACCTTTAACGACAATCTTTTGACCAGCGTATTTACCATAGGTCACGCGATCTCCGACCTTTGGCAACACTTCTGATCGCCATTTTTGGCCTGTATCTCTATCGCGATAGGCCAATTCACCCATAGCGCAGACAGTGCCATGCGCTGTTAGGTATTCTTCATTATCTTTGGATGTTTCTGGCAATAGAATGCCACCCTGTGTCTTGGTTTTCACCTGATTAGGCTGAACTAAAACTTTCCAATTTAGGGGGATTGGGATTTGATGGGAGCCAACTGTGGCGTTAGTCTCTTCATCTGTAAATATTCGATCATGCTGATGAGACATGCTATACATCCTCTTCATTTAGAGTTTTTAAGGTTTCGCGGATAACCTCAGAGGCTTGCATTAAGCCTTCTGCGATCCCTACGTTTTTGTGATATGCGTTGAAGTCGGCCATACGGCCATCAACCATACCTTCAGCTATTTCTAGCCGTCTTTTCTCCAGATTTTTTCTGATCTGCTGGAGCAGATCGCTTGTTGTCATAACTGATGCCTCCTTGACCTTTCGAGGACACACCAGTCACGTTAACAGTCACGACATTTTCGTCTTTAGACATTAGTATCCTTTCTTTTTGCCCTTTGTGGACTTCTTCTTAGTTACTGCCTTTTTCTTGGTTTTCATAGGTTTTTTTGCAGTTTTCTTTTTACCATACATCATTTCCTTAGATCCTTTCGTCATAAGTGATGGGAAACTTGCTCTATTCATCGTAATCTT